AAGTCTGTCTTCCGACATCACCCTGAATTCGTTCAGGGTATGATGGAGAGCCGCAGTCCTTCAGTAGTTTGTCCAGGAAAGGATAAACTACTTTTAGGAAAATTTGCGGGCATGGGTAACGCTACGACGTTTCCAGTCCAAAGTGTAACTTTCGCAACAGTTGCGATTGCTGCCATTTTGGATAGTCAGGGTTTCGCCCCGAACTACTGGAACGTTAAGCGCGCTGCTAGAAATATCCGTGTGTACGGCGATGACATCATCGTAGCACACAGATATTCACGTCAGGTAGTGGCCTGGCTTCATGATGTTGGCCTTCGGGTCAACGTCAATAAGAGCTTCCTCGTGGGTAACTTCCGAGAAAGCTGCGGTGTTGATGCGTATAATGGGGTTAACATTACCCCACTATATATACAGCACCGGCCAGACTTAGATATCTGCAACAGTCCAAGTGTTATTGCTCACTTTGTTTCACTTTCCAACCACATGTGGATGGAAGGTTTGTACAAAGCGAGCACCTGGCTCAAGGAACTAGTTGAGGATGCCTTAGGAAGCACCCTCCCCTTAGTTTCTAGAGATTCTGGTTCACTTGGGTGGCATAGTCGTCTTGACGCGTTTACACCGCATAAGTGGTGCAGACGCACACATCAGTTCTTAACCAGAACTTTTGTGCTTGCGCCCCTGAAAAGGAGTGACAAGTTAGACGGTTATGCTGCATTACTAAAATGCTTCCATATGCCCCGGAAGGAGTATAAGGAAGGTCAAAACCTGACTAGGACTATGCCAGACATACTTGTCTGGGAGTCCGATCATCTTAGTAAGTCTGTTATGCGATTTAAAAGTCGCATTTTACGCAGATGGGTGCCGGGGCGGTTAGCCTCGGTTTAAATCCTTAGCCAGTATGTGCTAAGGTCAGAGACTGCAAAATCATAATCATTCTTCTAAGAATGACTTCTCGGTTACCTTACGGGAACCGTGTATGATTTTACAATAACCCTTTGTTTGTTG